GCCACCATCGGCAGGCAGATCTGCATGTACTGGCCCTGGCTCAGGCCGTCCGGAAGAATTGCCGGATTCAGAACGCTGTGACCCTGATCTGCCAGCTCAGCGGCGACCATATTTAACAGCGGGCGATTGTGGTCTTTGGTGCCGGATATTGGGCCGGCGATATAGATGATTGTCATTGTTGCACTCCGCAAATAGGATGCCCGTCGGCACTCAACCTTGGTGTAACTCCGCCGCTTGAAACTGAAAGGTATTGGCACCCGGTGCCGCTATCTGTGTGGATCTTTAACCCGCTCCGCCCACCACTTGGGTCCGTGTCGTCTTTTTGTGGGTAACCCACTATTGATCCGATGAGGCCAAGGACAATGATCGCGGCACAGATCCACGCCACAGCCTTGGTAATGCCATAAAACACGGCATCAGCCATAAGCTTTTTGGATGCAATTACCCACGCGTTGGAATCGCTCATTCTTCTTGCTCTCCTGTGTCTGCTACCTCAACAAACCCTGCCGCAGGCGCCACACCATGACGCCACGCCAGACAGTTCTGGTTGAGATAGTCGATTGCTTGTTGCTCGTTTTTGTTGCTGTTGGCCTTCACGTAGTCGATCAGGCGTTGGCGGTAGTTCTCTTGGTCGATGCTTTGCTGTGTCACCGCGCCCCCTTGATCAGTCTGGTTATCCCCACATAAGGACACTGCGACCTGTACACCACATTCCCGCGCTCCCGCTCGATAGTGATGCGGCGGCCTGTTGGCCTTGGCATGCTGGCGTTGCGCTGTATGGCCCCAAGCTGCTCCGGCGACAGGGTGGCGACATAGGTCGCCCGGTGTTGCTGGTATTGCTCCTCGGCGATGGCAAGGGCTTCTGCGAAGGTCATTTAGCATCCGGCCTAGGGGCGGCGGCGAGCATGGCGCGGTAACAGCTCTCCACAAGCACCACAGATCGGATGGCGCGCAATATCTCTTCTGTCGGCTCCACTGGCACCAGCTGCCAGCCTTCTGGTGCGGCAGGCGCAGGCACTTGGCCAGCCAGCAGCGCGTCAATGCGTGACACTGTCATTTGCACAGCGGAGACTTCATCATCCGGCTTGCCAAGCGCAGTCACGTATTTGCGGGCCTCCCGCAGCAATCCAGCAATCACCCGCACCTGCGCCTCCAGCTCCTCGATGCGCTTTGCCATGCACATGGGTTGTGCGGCCTGTTCTGACATATGTTCACCCATGGCTGCCAATTGTTGCTTGTCGTTCATTCCCAGATCTCCTTGTGTTCGCGCTCAATGCGGCGCATCTCTTTTTCCTCTTCCAGATCCCAGCGGCGCTTTGCGGCCGCCATATCGGTCTGGCGCGGCCTGCGGCATGGGTTGGCCAGTTCCTGGTTGCGGCGAGCCTCTGCGCTGCGTAGGCGCTCATGGAATGCTTCGTTGGTTGATGGACGCAGTTCGAAGCTCATTGCGCGCTCTCCTGCATCATCAAGAACACGATCATTGCTGCGCGCAGTGGGTTTTCATTTGATGCCTCGTTATATTTAGAGTTATAGAATGCACCATCATCACTCCACAGTGTCCCAGCCTCCCACACCCCATCGCAAAGATACTCGCCATTATCATCACTCATATGCATTACTGGTGAAATGCGAATCTTGTTTTTTACAATAATCGGCCACGCATCTGATGGGTTGTTGCAGTAGTCCACCACACCAATAACCGAAACCACATTGTTGCCTTTGTGCTTCACCGCGCCAAAAACAACACCAGAATTCTCTACCGCATCAACACCGACTGCATTGGCAACAAGCAGGTTAATCTGCAGATCGCTCATCTCTTCGTAGTTCATCACTCCACCCCCTGCTTATCCAACACCACCATGCGGCAGTGGGTCATGCCCATTAACTGGATCGCCTGCTCCGGCGTTGCGCCATGAACGTTGGCGATCTCGAATCGCCCGGTGCGGCGGTTGGTGCCGCTGATGCGGTAGGTTTTGATCTTGCTTGTCATTTGTGAATCTCCTGCGTTGTTGACCCCTTCAATGTAAAACGCCCCGCAATAAATTGCAAGGCGCTTTGTGTATTATTTTTGGCTTTGTTGCAGGTCTATCGGTTGAACACCGCGAACCGTTTCCCGATGAACACCCGCAGCCTGGTGTTGGCCGCAAACCGCGCCTTGCCGTGCTTGCGGTAGCTCAGCGGCTCAGACTCCCACGCCTCACGGTACGCCCTGGCGTAGGCATCACACACCTGCGAGCGAAGTGCTGGATCGAGCATCCCCAGGCGGGCGGAGATTATCTTGGCGTCATCAGGGTGGTGGTATCTCGGCATCTGACCCCAGCGCTTGCTGGGCGGCACCGGCTTCAGTTCATCGCTCATGCTTAGCTACCCATGCCCGCACCATCTCCATGGCGCCGGCAGCGCCCAGAGCTACGCCAGAGAATGCCCCGCCACTGGCAGCAGCAACCAGGTAATCCACCTGATCCTTGCTGATGGAAGACAGGGTGTGGTCACGGCGCTTCATCTCCATCACGATGGGCGGGCACACTGGAATGATCACGTCACTGGCCCCGGTGTTCATCCCCTCCTGTTGGTGCTGATACCCCTGGCGCTTGGTGCGTTTGCCCTCGTTACGGATATGGGTTGCCACCTTGGCCAGCTCGGGAAACTCGACCCGCAGTTGGCAGAAGAAGCTGACCGCCTCGGCGGCCTCCAGGGGGCATTTGCCGCGCCAGTTGGGGTCTCCGTAGAGGGGGATCGTGTGCTTGGATAGGGTGGCGAGGTTCATTGCATGGCCTCCCCGATGGCGGCGGCTGCGCGGACGATGGCGCGGCGGGTGGCTGACAGCTCGTCATTGTCGTTAACTCTGACGCCAAGAGCTGGAAGCGTCTCAGCTCGGCATGACTCAGTGGTGATGCTAACCTGCATGTGCAACTTCACAGCCAGCCGCAGCGCATCGCCGTCGTCGGTGAGCGGGTTCCACTTGGTGGCAAGATCTTGTTCTGGGTGGCTCTTTACAAAAGCAGCCTCAAGAATTTCGCACTCCTCATCATCTTCGTTTTCACCAATCCAGCTATATCCGCACAGCAGGATCCCAGCCGCCTTGGCCGCCGACTCCAGCAATTCGCGATCGCTATGCATAACTCACCCCCTTCACCTCAAATTTATAATAACCATTCTGCCCCATGGTCTTCTTGACCTTGACCGTCTTCGGGATGGCCCGCCATTCGGCGCACTCGGCATACTCATCCCCGATCGTCTCCAGCTCCCAGCCGTTGGCCGTGGTCATCCGGTTGAATATCCAGTGGGCACCCTTCGTGTGCCAGGCGGTTATGGCACCGATCTCCGTCTTGTAGACCACCTTCAGGCTGTGCTTGCCTGACGACCCAAGATACGGCTCGTATTTGATATCGAGGCACAGCAGATCCTTGGTCTCACCTTCGGCCATGATCCCCGCCACGCCCGCCTTTTCGGTCAACTTCTCGTTGGGGTCAACCAGCCGGATCTTGCACTCTGTGCAGTGCCGTGCCGCGATGTCGTTCTCAGCAAAACATTCAGGGCACACCTTGAATGAAAACCGGTGTGTGCACGGGTAGGCCACCCCCTTAATAACCGCCGCCTCGGGATTGCTGCAGCGGCGCGAGTAGTGCGCCGGCACTGGTACCTCCTTGCTGTCGCAGTCGCCGAAATCGTCCTTGGTGGATGGGTCCATAACTCGGGTCGTAAGCACCATGCCATCCCACTCGCATGGGTCGCCATCGGCGTCAGTGGCAACCACCCGCTCGGTGCCGGACACCAGGAAGTTTCCGAATCTGTCATGGGCCAACCCGGCATACATCGGATCGTTGCGCCGCTTCTTCATGCTGATGGCATGGCAGGCTGGACACTCGACCTGGATCTCCACCGCCTCTCCTGACACCTTGCGGGTCTTTATCTCCGGAGTGAACACGTCCGACTCCAGCCCGTGGCGCTTGATGTTCTCGGCGTAGTCCAGAACCAGGCAGTCGGCTTTGCTGTCGTGCAGTCGCAGGCCGCGACCGATGATCTGCTGCAGCAGGCCAGCCGATTCAGTGGCTCGCAGGATGGCCACGACATCAACATGGGGAGCATCAAAGCCGGTAGTCAGCACGGATACGTTGACAAGGTATCTCAGCTTGCGGGCCTTGAATGCCTGGATGATGGCCTCGCGGTCTTTCTTCTTGGTTGACCCAGTTACCACTGCGGCCTGGTCCTGCGGCAGGTATCCGGCGATTTCCTCTGCGTGACTGATAGTGGCGGCGAATATCATCACCCCCATTCGACCAACCGACATGCTGACCACCTTCTCGATGATCGTCTTGGTCTTGGTGCTCTTTTCGAACGTAAGCGCCGTGGACTGGGCTGAGAATCTGCCAAATCTGTCTGTCTCCAGCTTGCTGGTGTCGTAGTGCTCTCCCGCATCCTCCCCGATCACTGGCTTGGTCAGGAACCCCTGGTTCACCAGCTCGCCAGCAGTCACCCGGCAAACCAGGCGCGAGTAGTAAGGGTCGATCGCCTTCTCTTCGTCATGGTGCAGCGGTGGGTCCATGGTGTAGTCGGCGGCATAGATGTACCCGGTGCCCATCCGGTACGGGGTGGCGGTCATGCCGATCACCCGCAGCAGCTCGTTGATGCGCTGTCCGTTCAGTTCGTACTCCTGAACCCGCTTAATCAGTTCAAGCATGGTCGGGGTGATGCCGTGAGCCTCGTCCACAATGATGGCGCTGACGCCCATGTGAGCGATCTTGTCGATGCTTTTCAGAGCCGTTTGTGGGCTGGCAAAGATAACTTGATGGCGCAGGCACTTCGAGCCGGCGCTGGCGCAGTAGATGCTGGTATGGTAGCCGTAGGCCTGGAATTTGGCGGCGTTCTGCTCCACGAGCTCCTTTGAGGGCGCGATGCACAGCACCCGCTTGTTGGGCGCGGCCTTGGCCATGTAGGCGGCAAGCTCGGCCACGATGAGGCTCTTGCCTGCGCCTGTGGCAAGCTCAAGCAGGCACGGCGACAGGCGGCGGCGGATATGCTCGACCACCGCATCGACTGCCTCTTGCTGGTATGGGCGGAGGGTGAAGGTCATTTGTTGGCCTCGAATACCGCCCGAGCGAAACCGCGCGGGGTGAGGGAGCGTATCGTCTTGGTGCGAGCGGACTTACCACCGAGGCGATTGTGCTGCGCAGAGTAGCCGCCAGGGAATGCAACAGGTTCGACTGGCGGCATAACGAAGCCACCACCAACCCACAAGCACGTTTTTTTCGGGTATGCGTCGCGTGGGCTTATTATTTCCGGGAAAAACGGGTGCCTGTCATCCTCTGGCAAGAATCCGCCAAATTCATACGGATGGAATGCGTGATCTGGGCGTCGCCACATAGTAGACAAAACACTCACTGGATTCTCTATCATGTACGGCACCTCGAAAACATCAGCCAACCGCTGCGCGACTCGACAGGTTTCAACCGCCTTTATCTGGAAATCTGGATTTAATTTTCTTTTTTGCTCGAAATGCGCTGCGCCACTAACGGCTAAGTCAGTGCATGGCGGGAAGGCGAATACTATATCAGGACGGCTCCCGAACTCGCCTTCAACAGCCGCGGAGATAAATGCCCCATCAATCCAAGAGTTAACATAATGGATGTTCCTGTGCGACACCTTCGCCCCGGCGACGTCATAATCGCCATGGTCTGCGCCATCAGCGTTAAAACAGAACACCGTATGCCCTGCCTCAGCCCACGGCAATCCCATGATGCCGCTTCCATCAAAAAGTGACCAAACTATCATATGTTTCCCCTGCGAGAGAAAGGCCGCGCTCGGCGGCCTGGGTGTTACTGTGCTATTGGCCAGGGCGCGAATCAGAAGCCGATGTCATCATCGCTATCAACCGGAGTTCCCTGGTATTGCTGCTGCGCCTGCGCTGCCTGCTGGGCCTGCTGCGCCACTGCCTGGCTAGACTGCTGGCCAATCGGCTGAAGCATCTTCTCGCGCAGGTAGCCAAAGCCGCGCACGAAGTTGATCTCCCGGCCGTCATCCTCGGCAACCAGCAGACCGAACTTGACCCGCATGTGTGCCCTGCCAACCCAGTGTTCCTCGATATTCTCGGTGGTCAACTCAAGGCGGCCATGGCTGAGCGGGAAGCCTGCTTGGGCATCCAGCACTGACAGGTTCTTCATGGCCAGGTCTCGCTTGCTGGCATCCATGTCGTAAACCTTGGCGTTGTAACGGTACTTCTGGTTGTAGAACTCGCCCGGGGTGGATATCACAAAGTTGATGTAACAGGACTGCACGGCCTTGCCTTCTTCGATGCCGTTAAAGCCGCCGGTTACGATTGCGTTCAGTTCGGTGCCTTCCGGGATGATCTTGTTCTGCCCGTCAAAAAAGCCATCGTATTCCAGATCTTCTTGGGAAACCTGATTAAGAAAAAGTCCTGACATTTCATCTCTCCTGCTGGTGGTTTGTTGGCTCGTGGCCGATTGGTGGCCGTCGCGCCGTTGGTGCAGTGAATTGAACACCATATTAACTTTACATGCAATTGTTTTTTTATGATAATTGCCACACCAAAACAGAAGGAGATGAAAATGAACAAGAACACCCAGACAGAGAAAGTTAAGCGCCGTCCTGGCCGCCCGGCCGGCACCGGCAACTTTTCCAAGGAGAGAATGGAGGAGGACGCCAAGCGCGTTGAGCCGGTCATGGAGCGGGTGCGCGCGGCGATCGAGTGCGGTATTCGAGTGTCCGCGTTCTGTGATGTTGCTGGTGTCAGCCAGGTAAAGCTGTCACGGGTGCATCGCCGGATCGGGCGCTACTATGGCAACTGGAAAGAGCACCTGACATTCACCGACGCAGAGCTTGCCGCCATCAGCAAGGCGATTGACGACATCAAGGCCGCCTTGTAGGGTCATTAACCTGGCCGCTCACAGGGCGGCCAACCAAACTGTCAATCGCAACCAGACCGGCAAGCACAGCCGCACACAGGACAGACACAGGACAAGCACATGACCAACATAAAATTTCCCCTGACCCTCTCATGTGGGTGCAGGGCGCTTTCAAATTGCCGCTGCTGGAGTGAGCGCGGTAACTCTGGCCGGGTTGATGGCGACAGTCCGATCGACCGGGTGTTGTGCGAGTTCAACGGCGCATGGCGCCAGACTCTGGAGAATTACGGATGCCATCTGCCATCCGGGCGCCATCACGGGCCGTGCCCAGTGTGTGGTGGAAAGGACCGATTTCGCTTCGACGACAAGGAAGGCTGGGGCACCTGGTTCTGCAGTCAATGCGACCCCCAGAGCGGCGGCGGCCTGCTGCTGCTGTCCCGGTTCCTGGGCAAGCCCACCATCGAAGTGGCCAACGAGCTGCTGGGCAACACCCCCGAGCGCAGCCGGGCGCCGGTGTATCGCTCGTTCGTGAGCGAGGACCAGATCCGCAAGGCGAATCATGAACAGGCACGAAAGGGTGCCGAAGCGTTGCTGTCGTCCTCCGAGCTGCGCCCTCATCCCTACATGTCAGATCGCGGCCTGGATGGGCAATGGCTGGTGAATGGAGAGCCGATCATGGGCAAGGACAGGTCTGTTATCCAGCCGGGTGAGCTGCTGCTGGTTCCAGCCTACAAGGCGGAGGGTGACGGCTCAAAGCTGGTGAACGTGCAGAAGATCAAGGCCAACAAGGAAAAGCGCCCCCTCTACGGCGGGGACATGGCAGGGGTGTATCACAAGCTGGACGGACACCAAAAGCTGATCGCCATCGTCGAGGGGTATGCCACCGGCGTGACCGTCAACCGAGTTACTGGCGCTACCACCTATGTGGCGTTCCAGACCGGTAACCTTGCCTCGGTGTCGGCCTGGGTTGCAGACCAGCACCCAGGGGTGCCGGTGGTGTTTTTTGCTGACTATGACGATCTTGACATCACCCACCAATGGCGACCGGGGGAGAAGTTTGCCAAGGACGCCGCCGCACCGCTCGGCGCAACCGTGGCCATTCCGCCAGAGCTTGGCGACTGGGACGACTACCGGCAGAGGCACGGAGTAGAGGAAACCAAGCTGGCCATGCGCCAGTCTATCGCCGCAGATCGGGAGGCGTGCGGGGTGGTGGTTTCCAAGCCGGCGCCAGCAGAGACAGCGCCACAACCTGCAGCAGAGCCTGCACCGGCAGAATCCACAACGCCAGAGCCCTCATCAACCACGCCACCACCCGCCCACTTCGGCTTCACCCTGCCAGGTATGCCTCCGGCGCCTGCAGTCGCGACCGCCATCAAGCGCAAGACAGCCCTAAAGGAAAGTGACCTGCCCCCCGGCATCGACTTCAACGGCATGGACATCGACACCCCGCCCGGGCTTGCCGGCCGTATCGTGGAGTACATCCGAGAGGGGGCCAACCGCCAGTTGAGCGGCGGGGCATATTCCGCCATGGCGCTGCAGTGCATGGCAATGGCGGGTGCTGGGCTTAGCGGCTACAAGGGGGTGAAGCTGTCCCTAATCACCCTCACCCTGGGCATGTCGGCGGCGGGCAAGGAGTGGCCGCAGCGCGTGGTCAAGAACCTGCTGGACGCCCACGGAAAGACCATCTATGGCGACATCCGTTCAGACAAGGACGTGATCCGCTCCGCCATATATGACAATGGTCACTGCTTCTACGTCGTGGACGAGGCTCAGAAAATCCTTGCTTCCAACTCTGGCGGCCAGCAGAACAAACACATGTCGAACGTGATCAGCACGCTGATGGAATTGGCTACCACATCAAAATACAAGCTATCGCAGCTGCACCGGGATGAGTTTTTGTCTCAGATAGAGACGGCCCGCGCCAGGGTGGAGAAGGTGATCGAAGCCAAGCGAGAGGCCATCGCCCACATGAACCAGGACCACGAAGAGGGGCGCATCAAAAAGGCGCAGCTTGAGATCGAACAACTGGAGCGCAAGCTGGCCGATCACGACAAGCGGGCAATCACCGCTCGGGACGGGGTAAAAGATCCTGCCCTACACCTTCTGGCATTTTCCACGCCGCAAAAGTTGGCCGCCATCGTGGACGAAGACAGCATTGAGTCGGGTTTCCTGGGGCGAGCCCTGATCAGCGACTGCGGGGTTGAGCGTGCGCCGCAACGCCTGACCATCGAAGACCTGAAGAAGGCGCCGACCGGTGGGCAGGATATGCAGTTCGAAATGCTCAAGGCGCAGATCGGGTTGATCTGCCAACTGGCCGACGACGAGAGCAAGCACAGCGTGGACAACGAATTCAACGGATCACGGTTCCGCTACGACATCACGCCGGACGCCGAGCGGGACATGTGCGCCATCCTGCAGCACTATGACCAGCACCACTACCGCAACCACCCGCGCGTCGGGGCCATCTATGCCCGCCTGGTTGAGCGTGTGATGTCGCTGTCATCCATCATGGCCCTGGGTAATTACGGATGCGACGGGGCACGCATTGAGAGCTCATACGTGCGTTACGCGCTCATGCTGGTGCTGCAGAGCTTGGAGCACCTGACCAGCAACCTCAAGATCAACGAGGGGGCCACAGAAGAGACAAACGAGGCCAGGCTGGAGGCAGTGCAAGCCGCCATCCTCAAGATGATCAACATAGACCGCCGCAAGGACGACCAGGACGGCTGGCGCTACGTTAGCGTCATCAAGGCGCAGATGAAGCGCCGCAAGTTCTACCAGCAGATCCAGAAGCAACTGGACGGGGCAAATCAGGACGTCATGCAAAACGCCCTGGCGATGCTCGGCGGGAAGATCGAGATGGACCCGAGCGGGAAGCAGATCAGGTTGAGGAAGTAGGGGCGCCCAAGACGCCAGAAGACGAAAAGCCACCGGCAGAAACGAAAAGCCACCGCGAGGTGGCTTTTTTGTGGGCGGTTGGTGGTCGGTAGGTGCAATCCGTCAATTACTGAAATCTCAGCCGTCAATCCATCTAGACGTCCAATGCAACATCGCAAATCGCAGGTGCGGTTTTTTATGCAGATGTTTTTTCATGTCGAATACACAAGTGCAAACCCAGTGACGGCGCGGGTTGGCGGGCAACTTGTGCGTTTTTTCATTTTTTTCATGAAAGTGCCCACCCCCTTATTTTTGGGTATAACCCCCTACATCCCTTTAGTAGTAGTAGTAGTAGTAGTTAGTTATAGTTATTGTTAAATAAACATAATTACACAAATAGACCTCCAGACCGCGCCACATAAGGGTTTTCACTTGTGCAGATTGTTGTGTAAATCAAAATTCTATATGCACAACTTTCTGAAAACACAGAAAAATCAATGACTTGTAGTTTTTCATGCTTTCTGTGTCACCGAGGAGCTGAAAACCCATTTATTTACGCAACTCCCCTTGCATTAAAATCCTGCCGGTGTATTCTTCCCCTGTGCCAGTAAGCACGAGCTGGCGCCAACCACAGGAGAACCCCATGACCACCAACAGCGAACTGATCACCCTGCCACCAGCCGACACCAGCGAGGCAAACCTGCCCAGCATCCCGGCGCACTTCACCGCACCGGCGCTGGAAGCTTTCTACAAGCAGGTCGAGGCCGAAGTCACCGCCGAGGTGCCGGACGTTGAGACGCCGGAAGGCCGCGCCAACATCAAGGCCCTGGCTGCCAAGGTGGCAAGCAGCAAAACCGCCATCGACAAGCCGATCCGCGATCACCTGCGAGCCATCAAGGCAATTCCGAAGATCTTGGAAGCGAATGCCCGTGAGAGTATCGAGCGCTTCGACAACCTGAAAGCGACCGTGCTTGCGCCGCTGGAGGCCGCTCAATCGCCGCAGGACGCAATCCTTGCCATGCTGGCGGGCATCCCTACCCGCTGCGCATCGGAATTCACCACAAGCGATTCTGTGCGCGTTACGCTGTTCGAGATTGAGGAGCAATTCGAGCTTGATGACTTCTGGCCGGAACTGCGCAAGAAGGCAAAAGCAGCCAGCGAGACAGCTCTCACCATGCTGCGAGACACCCTGGATCGCCTGGAGCGCGAAGAGGCAACCGCCGCCGAACTGGCCCGCCTGCAAGCCGAGGCAGCCATCCGCGAGCAGCAGGAGTGCGATCGCCTTATCGCCGAAGAAGCCGCCCGCAAAGCCCGCGAAGAGGAAGAGGCCCGCGCACGCCGTGACCGCGAAGACGCAGAGCGCCGAGCAGCCGAGGCCCGTCAGCGCGAGGAGCAGGCTAAGCTGGATGCCAGGCTGGCAGAGCAACGCGCAGCGGAGGCCGAGCAGCGCCGCAAAGCTGATGCCGAAGCAGCCGAGCAACGCCGCATTGCCGCCGAACAAGCCGCAGTCGAGCGCCAGCGCTTGGCAGAGCAGCAGGCAGCACAAGCAGAGCGCGACCGCATGGCCGAGGAAGATCGCCAAGCGGAGATCGCCCGCAAGGCACGCGAGGATGACAAGGCACACCGGACGACGATTAACCGCGCCGCGCTGAATGCGCTGATGGCGGAGACCGGGATCGACGTTGAGCTTGGCAAGGCCGTGCTGACTGCGATTGGCAAGGGCCTGGTGCCGAACGTGAAGATTCACTACTAATTCAGCCAGGACCGCAGCGGCGGCCCGCACGCAACACAGGAGAAAAACCATGATTATTGACTGGACAGCAGCACCCGAAGGAACCACCCATGCAACCATCCCGAGCGGGGATCCGCGCTGGTACAAGCTGGAAGGCGGCAAGGTTTTTTGTTGGGGTATCCGAATCAAGGAGTGGGCTCCGTCATTCTTCCTCACCGTTGACGAGATAGCAGAGACTGGCCTGCGGATGTATGCCAATGGGGAGCAGTCTGAGATAGTGATGCTGCGGGAGCAGCGGGATTCGTTGTTGGAAGAAATGAAATCACTCAGCAAGGTGATTCGCGATTGCTATCGAATATCTAGAGACTTTTGCCCGTCACTGGACAGCATTGAAGAAAATGGCGCAGGCGATCACTACGACCCTCTTTGTCAGATTTTCTATTTGCTTCATTATGCGGGACTCAATCTCAACACTGTCATCTCAAAATGTGAGGGCACCAAATAATGGCCCACCAAGTCCTCAACCTCACCAACGCCGAGTACCGCGCCCAGCGCGGTTACTCAAAAAGCGACCTCGACTACATCCACCAGTCCCCCGCTCTGCTGGAGTGGGCACGCAACGCGCCATCGGTTGGCAGTGACGAGGTGGACCTGGGCACCCATGTGCATTGCGCCACCTTGGAGCCGGACGTGTTCGCTGGCACCTACCGAAAGGCGCCAGAGGGTGGGCGGACAGCGGCGGACAAGGCCAGGGTCGAAGCATTCGCCGAGCACTGCAAAGCCAGCGGCAAGATTTGCCTGGACGCCGACACCTACGACATGGTGATCGCCATGCGTGACAGCATTATGGCGCACCCGACGGCGCGGGACCTGCTCACTGGTGACGGCATCAGCGAGTCCAGCATCTTTGGCGAGCTGGAAGGCGTGCGGGTGAAGTGCCGGCCTGACCGCCTCATCAGGGAGCGCAACATCCTGGTTGACGTCAAGAAGGTGGACGACATCCGCCACATCGCCAGATCCATCCAGGAGTTCCGCTACTACGTGCAGGCGGCTTTCTACTCCGACATCTACGAGCAGTGGACCGGCCACTATCCGCGCTTCATCTTCGTGGCAGTAGGCCAGCGGCGCAGCATTGGGCGCCATCCAGTGCGGGTGTTTGAGTTGGATCAGTCAGATATTGAGGAAGGCCGCCAGGAGTACCGAGAAGACCTTGAGCGAGTGCGGGAGATGGAGGAGTTCGGCGCGGGAATGCACGTCGAAGTGCTGAAGCTCCCAAGGCGATCACGCAGCTGAAATAAAACGCAAAACAACTTGCAATAAATGGCGCCATGACTTATCGTTGTGGCGTTGTCACGTTAACAGGAGATTGAGAAATGACACAGAAGCACACACCGGAGCCGTGGGGCGTATTCCAAGACGCGAGCGGGGATGTGTTCGTATCGTCCAAAGAGACTTCATTCCACATCTGCGAAGTTGGCAGTGAGGATGACGACAGCGTAATACATGATGCCCGCCGCATCGTGGCCTGCGTGAATGCCATGATAGGCATTGGCGATGACAACGCTCTGCTCTTCCCTGGCAACAGCGTTCGCTCGGTAATCAGCAACATGAAACTAAAGGAGCTGGAGCTCGAGCAACAGCGCGACGATCTGCAGGCGCAGATTGACGAGTTGCTTGCCGCACTTAAAACCATAGGGACGCACACCATCACCGATGAGGATGGTGACGAGATCGAAGTGCTGTTCGGGAATATAGGAAAGATTGGAGACGTTATCACTAAATACACAGGAGAAACCAAATGAGCAACGCACTTGCAGTAATCGCCCAGAACACTGGCGCCAGCGTGGAGGACATCACCGACGTCCTGCGCGGGATGATCGTCAGCGCCAAGAATCAACATGGCGCCCAGGCCACCAACGCAGAGCTGGCCATTGTCACCGGGGTCTGCGCAACCTACGGCCTCAACCCCCTGGTGAAGGAGTGCGCCGCATTCGTCAGCGGCGGCAAGCTGTCCGTCGTAGTGATGGTCGATGGCTGGTACAAGATGGTCAACCGCCGCCCCGAGTTTGACGGCGTGGAGTTCGACGACAAGTTTGACGACAAAGGCAATCTGGCATCGATCACCTGCCGCATGTTCATCAAGGGTCGCGAGCGCCCTGTTTGCGTGACCGAATACATGGCAGAGTGCAAGGATCCCAAGTCCAGCGTCTGGCAGAAGTGGCCGGCTCGCATGCTGCGTCACAAGGCGTACATCCAGTGCGCACGAATGGCGTTCGGTATCTCCGAAGTAATCGACGACGACGAAGCCTCCCGCATTGCCGCCAACTCTCCCCGTGAGAAAGACATAACCCCGGCGACCAAGGCTATCGACTGGGACGCCATCAAGGCGGACATGGCCGAGTGCGGCGATGAAGCATCCCTCAACTCCGTGTGCATCGAGCTGCGCAGCCGCTTGGAGGCTGATGGGCAGTGGGCGCAAGCCAAAGCCACCTGCATCCTGATGAAGTCCGAGCACCAAGCGCGGATCCAATCCTACGCCGCACAGGCTGACGCTGAGCAGGGCGAGGCTCTGGAGGGTGAGTTTGAGCCAGCATCCGACAGCGCCGATACCACGGCGTCAGTTCGTCAGGTCGCCACCGAAATGGAATTCGAATAACCAAACCCGCCGCCCAGCACAGGGCGGCATAATCAACACAGAGGGATAACCATGAAAGCATTCAAAGAGTTCGCCACAGAAGCGGCGCAGATGGAAAACCAGGGGAAGGTCAAAGAGGCTGCCGCGGCATGGCGCCGAGCTGGAGGGCACTGCCAAAAAGAGCAGAACCGCGAGTGGTGCAATGCCCGCGCCGGGTTCTGTGAGTCGCGATTTGCACGGGAGGCAGCTCAGTGATCACCACTTACACATCCAGTGACGCCGAAGCATGCGCATACCTGTCTGCGCTGGTTACGGTCGAGCTGTGCGCCGAGGTTCACCGCACCGGGAAGGTGAACACGGCAATTCGCCGCTGCGTCAACCGGCAGCTGCCTGGGCTGGTTGAGCACAAGCGGGTTTATCTGATTTTCAAAGGCCTGGCCAAGCAGCCATTCCCGGCTGGGTGCCTGCATCATCTTCGGCGCATGTTGGAGGAGATGGCGGGTGGGCAAGTGGTGTTGGAGGAGTGATATAAACAAAAAAACAAACAATTGAGGGATTTATGATGATTCTTTCATTGATTTATATCGCTGCCATCTGCGCGGCAAACTATTCAGTTTATGTGTTTGGGCCTGCAATAACGCCAGTAAATGCGTTTTTGTTCATTGGTTTGGATTTCGTTATCAGGGATAACCTACACGAAAAAATTGGCGTGATTAAAATGATTAGCCTCATTTGCATAGCTGGCGCCATCAGTTACACGCTGAACCCAGCTACCAGCATGATAGCCATAGCCAGTGTTTCCGCGTTTGCGCTTTCATCGACATGCGATGCCGCCGTGTACCAGGCCCTCATCCGCAAGTCGTGGCCTATTAAGTCCAATGGTTCAAATGTGGTAGCTGCTGGCGTTGATTCGTTGGTGTTCCCGCTCATAGCATTCGGAGCATTCATGCCGCAAGTGGTAATCGGGCAATTCTTGGCTAAGGTCTGCGGCGGCGCTGTGTGGTCTTACATGCTGAGAAACTACAGATGACAGCGCATTACCACGGGGGGCCATTGTGGGGCGGGGATGAGTTACTCAAGGCCCTGTACGGGAATGGTGGGGCGCTAGTTTCATTTGCCAGGCCTGACCAAATAAAGAAAATCTCCGCACTGGATTGTAAGTTGGTGCTTGATAATGGTGCCTTTTCAACATGGAGAAGGGATGCAGACCACGCTGTTGATTGGTCTGCGCACTGGACGAGGTTTTATCAGTGGGTTTTGCAGTGGTATCACCGCATCGAGTGGTTCATCATCCCTGACGTTATCGAAGGCACCGAGCAGGAGAACGACCTACTGGTGAGCCGGGTTCCCTCTGCGATGCGCCATAAGGCTGTGCCGGTGTGGCATAGCGACGAGAGCATCGAGCGGCTTGTCAGGCTGTGTGAGCAGTTCGAGCGCGTGGCAATAGGATGCTGTGGGCCGCACCGCTCCATCCGTTCTGCCGCATGGCGTAAGCGCATGGATGAGGCGTTCACTGCCATTTACATAGACCGCCAGTTGCCGGTGAAGATTCATGGCCTACGGATGTTGGATGGGCGGGCCTTGAGTCAGTTCCCGTTCGATTCAGCTGATAGCACCAACGTGGCGATCAACACGCCAAAAACTCAGATCAAATTCCCGGAGGTTACGGATAAGCTCCACCGGGTTGGAATTCTACGAGCTGCGATTGAGAAGGTTAGCCCGCCGACAGTGTACGCTTGGAGGCACAAACAGAAACTGAACAGACGAGAGGAACAGCTTTGTTTATTGTAAATGGTTCGGTTATTAAGTTGGAATTCCCAACCCAAGAAGACGCCGGTCAAGCCGCCCTATACCTGGACGACCGGGGCTACAGCGTTAAGTTGATGGGCAAGGCCCTGGCGGTGGATAGGCCAGACCAAGCAGATCTGGCACTGGTGATGACGACCTATCGGGCGTTTACTGTTGACTTGGCGGAGGGTGACACATGCGCATGATCCTGGCGGTTATCGTGGTGCTGGTGATCGGGGTTAACCCGCACTGGCAGAAGTACAAGGACGAGAAGATCGCAGTCTACCAGACCCAGCACGGCGGCGATGTCTGCGATATTCACAACGTGCTGATTGGGGTGGAATGTCGCCCCTTTACCAAGGCGGAGTTGGAAGCCAAGGAGCAGGCCGAAGCCCTGCGGCGCTGGAATGATCGCGTGGCTGATGCCGAAGCCCGCAAACGGGTAGCGCAGCAGATGGATGATTTGCTACACTACGGCCAGTGATGCCACTGCCAACCACAGCCCCCGCTGCTTAGCCCTCTTCGGAGGGCTTTTTTATTGCGGCGCGAAAAGTGGTAGACTTAGCGGTAACTTAGCGGTAATGGGCAACAGATGATGAAGAAGCTGACCGAGAAGCAAGAATCCTTTTGCCGGTACTTTATGGAGACCGGAGAAAAGACAACCGCTTACAAGATGGCCTACAAGGCCGACAAGATGAAGCCGGCAGTGATTGCCGTCAAGGCGTGCGAGCTGGCAGCAGAGCCGCACATTGCAGCGCGCATTGAGGAATTGCGCGAAGCCACCAAGGAGCGCAACCAGATCACCGTCGATACCCTCCTCAAGGAGCTTGAAGAGAACCGCCAGGCCGCCCTATGCGCCGAGACCCCACAGGCTGCCGCAGCCACTGCCGCCACGATGGGCAAGGCCAAGCTGCTTGGACTGGACAAGCAGATCATTGATCATAACGTCCGCGTGGTAGATGACGGAACCAACGAATGGTGAATCTGGCTCTTTTCCGCAAGCACGTTAAGGAAAAGTCCCCCGCTTTCGTGCCTGCATTTGTCGATCAGAGTCGATATCAAGTCCTATGGGGCGGAGCTGGCAGCGGCAAGTCACACGTAGTAGCCAGAAAGGTTTTGTATCGCCTCCTGAAAGAGAGTGATGTTAAGCATAACTTTCTGGTAATACGTAAGGTTGACAGGACAATCAAACGGTCTGTTTTTACCCTGATTCGCAACATAATTAGCAGGTGGGGCTTGAATTCCGAGTTCGATATCAACCTTACCGACAAGACAATAATATACAAGCCAACCGGTTCTCAGATCATGTTTAGCGGTTTGGATGACGTGGAAAAGCTCAAGTCAATTGAGGGTGTTACATCCATCTGGTGCGAAGAAGCTACTGAACTCGCTCAGGAGGATTTCGAGCAGCTTGACTTGCGCTTGCGTGGCAATCACGGATGCCTAAAGCAGATCATTCTCACGCTGAACCCGATTAGTGAGCAGCACTGGATCAAAAAGATATTCTTTGATGACCCAATGCGCGGGGTGTTCACACTTCATACGACCTATCTTGATAACGCATTCATTGATGATGAATACAAGATGGTTATGGAGAACAAGAAAAAAACAAACCCCAGGTACTACAATATCTACGCGCTTGGAAACTGGGGGACCGCAGAGGGCCTTGTGTTCACCCGCGTGACCCAGAGGTTAATCAGGCCGGAGGAGATAGCCGGTCTTGATTGCGTTCAAGGCTTGGACTTTGGCTATACGAACGACCCGACAGCATTCAATCAGACGTATGTGGATCTGAAAAACATGATCCTTTATGTCTATGACGGGTTCTATGAAAAGGGCATGTCTAACGCACAGATAGCACAGGCCATAAAAGCATTATCGGCTCATCGTCATAAGACCGTTGCGGACAGCTCCGAGCCAAAATCCATAGATTACATCAAGTCAAAGGGGGTAAGGGTTGAGGCGGCTCTAAAAGGGAAAGATTCGATAAACGCGGGGATTGACTTCATCAGTGAATTTCAGATCGTGGTTAATGCGCATCTTGTTGAGTTCATGACCGAGTTCAACAACTACAGCTGGGAAATCAAGGATGGCAAGGCAACAAACAAGCCTATTGATGATTTCAACCACTTTGTTGACTCGCTTCGCTATGGCCTTGAGCAGATGATGCTTAACCGCGGCAAGATCAAGATCTCGGCAGAAGCCAAGGCCCGCGCCATGCGGTATCCTATGGGCAGGCGTTAGCCAGCATTCACTGGGCGCCAGCCCCAACAGACACGAGGAGCGCCCATGTGGCCATTTGACAGA